ATTCTAAAGTTCCAATGGACTATTGTAATGATGAAATTGACCTGGACGAGGAGGGCATTTGGGTGGAGTTTCCGTGGGAGAGTTAATAAGTCGAAATCCCAAAAGAACGCAAGAAAGACTATCGAGGCTTCGTTCTATTGTCAAACCCAAGAAACCTAAAAGACGATTCCCATCAGATTTTAATAACGAGGAATACTTAGAATGGACTTCTATTTCTTCTGACAATGTAGATTACGAAATAACTCCATTAGTAAAAGGAGCAGGTCGTCTGGGAGAATTAGTAGATTGGTGTGATGATAATTGTAGTAAATTATATATTATAGGAAAAGCCAATAAAATATATTTTGAAGATGAAAATGATGCGGCAATGTTCGCGTTGGTATGGAAATGAATATAGTAAAAACTGATATTGACATTGATGTGATTGATAGGGAATCGTTATTGGTTCATTTCAAACATGTTCCTGCGATTATTAAGAAAAAAGATAACACTTATGATAAACATAATAGTGGTGTGTATCTTCAATCTATTCCGTGTGACCAGTTAACTGGACTCTCATCAATTGATTATAAGGAAGCAGAAGACCGCGGATATTTCAAGTTAGATTTTCTTAACAATAGTTTGTATGAAGGTGTGCGTGATGAAGCCCATCTCGACAGTCTAACGACTCAAGAACCGATATGGGATTTGTTACAACACGAAGATGTTGTTAAAAATCTGGCACATGTTCATAATCATATTAATGTATTGAATGTTTTGAAACCAACGAGTATTGTAGAATTAGCAGAAGTTCTAGCAATCATTCGACCAGCAAAAAGACATCTCTTAAACGAGAGTAAATCAAAAATTAAAAAAGAAGTGTGGGTGAAACCAACCGATGGTTCTTATTATTTTAAGAAAGCACATGCAATTGCCTATGCTGTAAGTATTGTGGTTCAACTTAATCTATTTTGCGAACAAGTTGAACAGAACGCCGTTTAATTCTCTTTTGAATAATATTCGTTAAACTGGTTTCTGGTCCCCATAGCACTTCACAATCTTTAGAATTCATATTTAGAATACATCCTCTGAACGGCTCTATCTGTGTTTTTAGAAATAAATTTATAGGAATTAACCTGTTCGACTCCCACCACCATTGTTCACCAAGTTCTATGAAATGTTTTCTTGCTTCCGCAGAATCGAGCATTTCAAAGTTATACATTGATGTTATTGTGGTGTCGCTGTTTATGATGATTCCGAGATATTCTGTATATTCTTTTTTATTTCCATATTTAACACAGGAAAAGAACGGATAGTTATCTTGTAGCCATTGTATCTTATCTTCGTCTATCATAGAATATATTTATCAATTTAAAAATCCATCGTCTGGAAGATAAATACTACTATGATAAATTTTAACTTATACCAATACCAACGAGAAATAGAAGTTGTTGTCTTGGACGCTGACAACAATACAACTATGACTCAATACCTGGGGAATATGCCAATGTATGATAACGCACACAAACTACATAAGGGTATCGACAATACTCTTAGATTTAAATTTAGGGATACAGATAGAAAATCTATAGACCTTACAAATAAAACTGTTATATGGAAAATGTATGACAGAGAATCGAGAGAGAATGTTTTATTTCGATATTTGACACTGACGAACGCAACGAAAGGGATGGCAATGTTAGAGATTCCAACTTCTGACACTATATTACTTCCAGAAGGATTTTATCAGTTCGCAATGTATACAGTCGAAGACGGTGTAGAGCAAATAATTTATACTGATACAAATGACAATGCTCATGGAGTTCTTGAAGTATTAGATGATGTCTATCCTGAGTTCGAAGATTCACAAGAAACAGCAACATTCTTTGATGATGGCACTAAGTTAATTTCAACAGTATTTGATGGTGCTGGTAACACTATTAAATCAAAATCAATACACACATTCGCTGTGTATTATAGCGGATTTACAGGAGTTATAAAAATAGAAGGTGACTTGAGTGAGCAACCTAGTACATCAGACCAAGATTGGTTCGATTTAACTCCAAGACTTATGTATGATCCAGATATTACAATCAATAACGAAACTGGAGTTCAAGGATATGTCATACAAGCCAACGTTAATTGGATGAGAGTATCACATCTTAATACAGCCACTGGCACCGTAGATAAAATTTTGATGAGAAACTAACTACATAATCACTTGACTTTTACACTCCAATGTTGTATTATAACAACATGGAACTTCAACAAACGGTTTATCAATTCATTCCCGGTAAGACAAGACAAAGTTCAGGCGGTTGGCTGAGTTTTAATTGTCCGTGCTGTATCGACCAGGGAGAATCTCGTGGCGATACGAGAATGAGAGGTGGATTAAAGACCGAGGGCGATTTAGTATCATATCATTGTTTTAATTGTGGTATTACAGCATCTCATAGAAAAGGTCACGTTATAAACAAGAATTTTGTCAAGTTTATGAGATTACTAGGCGTACCCGAGAGTGAAGTAAAAAGATTACAAATTGAAAGTATAAGAGAAAAAGAATTATCCGATGGACCGTGGGTATTTGCATCAAAGACTCAAACGACAAGAATTCCATCATTTCCGGGTATGAAATTGCCCGAGAACTCGGAATTGTTAGATGATATTATAAATAAAGAGACTCCACCAGAGGGTGCGATTATGGCTGCTAAATATCTATTAGATAGAGGTGTATATGACTTCGTTGATACATATTGGAGTAGTTCATTTGGATTTAAGAATCGTATTATATTTCCATTCACACAGGGTGATAGGATTGTAGGTTATACAGGCAGAGATGTCACAGATAAATCAGAATCTAAATATATGACGAAGCAACCAAAGAATTTTTTATATAATTCTGATAAGATAAGAGAAGATAAAGAGTTTTTAATTGTAGTTGAAGGAACGATTGATGCGGCAGTACTAGATTGCGTTGCAATAATGAGTAACGAAGCATCACAGAAACAAATTGATTATATTAATCAGTTTAAAGGGGAAGTAATTGTGTGTCCCGATAAAGATAGTGCAGGAAAGAAGTTAATATATCAAGCACAAGAGAATGGTTGGAGTGTTTCATTTCCAATCTGGGAAGAACATATTAAAGATGCGGCAGATTCAGTAAAAGAATATGGAAAATTGTATACGTTAAAATCAATTGTTGATGGGCGTATAAGTAATAAAACGAAAATAAGTGTGAAAACACGAATAATGTAACATAATTAAACTCAAGGTAGCGGGTGAGCCAAACGACCGCACTAAAAAGCGTAGGAGAAGTAATGGAAAAAGATATAAGATATAATGTAATACCAGAACCACAAGAAGCACCACCAGTTCCACCTCCACCACCAATGCCGATGCCACCAGCACCACCAAAGGCGCCAGGTGAGTTTTTGAGAGAGAATGGGGTGTTGCACATGGATAAAGAATTTAATCAGGAAAACTGTATGCCATTAGTTAAGATGATTATGGAATACAATTTAATGCCAGAAAAAGAGGCACCAAATATTATTCATTTATACATTAACAGTCCTGGCGGATATGTAGATAGTTGTATGCATTTGATTGATATCGTCAAGCAATCTCGTATTCCAGTATATACATACGGGATGGGTTCAATTGCATCATGTGGTGTTATGTTGATGATGGCTGGTCAAAAAGGACATCGCTATCTGACACAAAATACAGCAGTTATGTCACACGAATTTAGTGGCGGAACTCGAGGTCAATATCACGATATGCTAGATGCACAATCCCATATGGAATGGACAAATCAAAAACTTCTTGAACATTATATGAAATGTACAGGAAAGAAAGAACCATACATTCGTAAGCATATGTTAGCACCAAAGACAGACCATTGGTTAACACCAGAAGAAGCAGTCAAACACGGAATTGCAGATAAAGTTCTTGAGACATATTAGTCTTGACAAACTGGTAATAATTTTGTATAATATAGTAATAACTCTAGGTAAATAAATGTCAGAAGTCAAAAATTATTCCGCAGATTTGCAGAAATTATTCGTTCAGTTTATGATGACCGATCCTCAGTTGTTCACGAGGATTATGGGAATTGTTGATGACCGACATTTTGATAGAGAAGTTCGTGAGGTTGTAAAATATATTATTTCATATAGCAACGAATATCAGAGTATGCCGACAGTTGAAATGATAAAAGCAGAAACTGGGCAAGTAATAGAAATACTTGATAACATAGAACAACATAGTGACTGGTTTATAGATGAGTTTGAAACATTCTGTAGACACAAAGCAATTGAACGAGCAATCGTTAATAGTGCAGATTTACTTGAAGAAGGTAGATACGGCGAAGTAGAAACAACTATCAAAGATGCAGTTCAGATTGGATTAACACGGTCTTTGGGTACAGATTATTTTGATGACCCGAGAAAAAGACTTGAACACTTGAAAGATAATAATGGACAAATTACTACAGGTTGGAAAGATTTAGATAATAAACTTTACGGTGGTATCAATCGAGGCGAAGTAACCATCTTTGCTGGTGGTTCAGGTTCAGGTAAATCATTATTCATGCAGAATTTGTGTTTGAATTGGGCACAGATGGGAATGAATGTTGTTTATGTTACCTTAGAATTATCGGAAGAGTTATCCGCAATGCGTATTGATGCAATGGTAACTGACCGTAGTACCAGACGAATTTTTAAAGAACTTGATGATGTCGAATTACAAGTTAAGACAGTTGGTAAAAAATCTGGAATGCTTAGAATTAAATATCTTTCATCAGGTTCAACAATTAATGATATACGTTCGTATCTGAAAGAACTTCAAATCGTAACAGGAAAAACAGTTGATTGTGTATGTGTCGATTATTTAGACCTTGTGATGCCGATAACAAAAAAGGTTTCTCCGAGTGACTTGTTTATTAAAGATAAGTATGTTACAGAAGAAATGCGTAACTTTTCTATGGAAACACAGACAATATTTGTTACAGCATCTCAATTAAATCGTTCAGCAGTAGAAGAAATTGAGTTTGACCACTCTCATATTGCTGGTGGTATTTCTAAAATTCAAACTGCTGACAATGTTATTGGTATCTTTACAAGTAATGCAATGAGAGAACGAGGTCAATATCAACTCCAATTATTAAAAACACGAAGTTCAAGTGGCGTTGGTTCTAAAATAAATCTCGTATTTGATAGAGATAGTCTAAGAATTAGCGATTCAGATTTAGATGATGATGATTTAGCAGTCGGAACACAAGATTCACAAACTTCAAAGGTAATGGACACGTTAAAAAGAAAAAGTACCATTACAGGCTCTAATGATACATCATCTGCTATTCCACCAGAGAAATCAGAGTCAGCCATCAACCTTCGGGCTATGGTAAAGTCAAAAAAGTCCAATCCATTTGATGATAATTGATAAATACTGATAACGGAGAAATTGTCTCCTGGAGAATGATTTTATGACTAAAAAACCTCGCAGAAGTCTATTTGAAGAATTAAATTCAATGGCGATTTCTAAAAATGAGCCAGAAAGATTTGTCGAACAAAAAGGCGAACATATAATTTCTGGCGCAATAAATTTAATTGAATTCATACATCGTGAATTTGATGAATCTGTTGCGGTGGATTTGTCCAAGCGATTAGTTAATAGCATACGTACGGGCGACATGAGAAAATTCAAACGTGGAATAACTCATGCGAAACGGAAAAATGACACTTGAGCAACAGTTAAAAGAATTAAAAGTACTTGCAGGCATCTATAAACCATATCAAATGGAAGATACTCATCAAGAAAATATTTCTTATATAGGAACTGAAAAATCTAAGTATCAGAAGAAGCATAAGATAGAACCAGGAACGGATGATTGGTTTAGACTTTGGTTTGCTCGTCCTAAATTAACAGGCGAGTCTCCATACGGAAAGAAATGATATGAAGATTAAAGAAATTATTTTAGGCAAAGGCAGACAACGAAGATTTCGCGGTCCGAGAAAACCTCGTAATATACAAGTTGGTTTTCATAAGAGAATGAAAGACCTTCTTGACGCCGCTCTTAAAGAAAATAATGGGGCAAGAATTCAACATTTAGAAGACTTGGTTATATGGGATGGTTCAGTCGGTGGCCAAAAAGCAATTGCTAAACTACATCAAGTAGAAACTTCTCCAAAATCAATCAGTATCAAATGGGATGGCTCACCAGCCGTTATCTTTGGTAGAAATGAAAACGGAGAGTTTGTACTTACAGATAAAAGTGGATTCACTGCAAAAGGATATAATGGCAAAGTTACAAGCGGTGATGACTTAGAGAAGATGTTTTTAGGTAGAGCCAAAGGCGAAATTGAAGATAGTCGTAGAGAGTTCGCATCAAAGATGAAGAACATATGGAACACAGTAGAAAGTGTTATACCTGAAGACTTCAGAGGATACTTACACGGCGACTTGTTATGGTTCTCAACTCCACAATCAAAAGATGGTAGACTTATATTCAAGCCAAACGTAACTACATATTCAGTAGATGCTAAGAGTGATATAGGTCAAAAAATAATAAATTATGATGTCGGTATTGTAGTACATCAATCTATTGACTTAGAAGGAAATAAAAGCAACGTAGACATGGGACAACTTAGAGCAGGCAAAACATGGATTATGCCACCAGTATTTGTTACTCAGTCTCCTGGGGTTGATATTCCTGAAGTAGATAGATTAGAAAATTACCTAACAACCAATGCTAAATCAATTGATACGTTATTAGCAGTACCACCCGAATTGAAGATGGCAGACTTTGGCAATATTCTTTACACTTATATTAATAATAGTGTAAAAGCAGGCAACCTAGACAATCTAGGACCAAGTTTTAATGTTTGGGTTGATACATCAAAATTGAGTGGACCCAAGAAAGAACGAGTTGTTCAGTGGGTTGAACAAAACAGCGATGGTTTCGAGGCACTCTTTACATTTATTAAAGGTGTTATGACCACAAAGAATACGATTATAAAAGCGTTAGATTCTCAACCAGCAGATATAGAAGCCAGCACAAATGGTGAAAAGGGCGGCGAAGGATACGTAATAGATAAAGACGTGAAACTAGTGAACAGAGCAGGATTCACGGCAGCAAATATGAGGCAAGAGAGATAACCAGTATCACTTAATTAGTGCAAGTAATTATAGGAGACCACGGATGGGCAAAAGACAAATACCATTTGTAGAAATAAAAAGGAATGCGAATACCCGTAAAGCAACAGCATCAAAGAAACATATGAGTCACGGTTCGTTTAGATGCAAACGACATCCTAACAGTAAACGATGTCGAAACGGAAGTATATAGATAAGATAAATACAATTAGATTAAGAGGGGAGAGATATGATTATTAAGGAATCAAAAAAACATCTTGATGCCGTTAATATGACTTATTGGGAACATTTTATCTTTGTGAATAAGTTTATGATAAAGTGTTTAAAAATGGCATTTGCGTTAAAGATACATGCATTTATACCAGGATATTTCACTACATATGCGAGTGAAAAAACTCTTGAAAATGCGAAAATGTTAGAAGAAATGGGAAGAAAATAGATGGAACAATATTCAGAAAAGTTACAACTTGTAAATACATTGTCTGAAAGTAGATTATTCAGAACTAAAAAGATGGCCAATGATGTCAATATAGATGACGCGGCTGATTTAGTTTTTGTTCACTTTCTTGTATTGAATATATTTAATAAAGATTATGACTTTGCCCCATTGGCATCTGATGTAGCATCACGCACTATGATTTTTAGAAATTTTGATTATTTCAGAACAAATGGAACAGATATGTATATGGCTCTTAACCGTTTGATGGGTAAAGATAATGATATTGGTGATGATGAAAAAGATGAGATAGCAAAAGAAAGACTTTCATTACAGAAAGCCGATATTTTGAGATTTTTACTTCATTATTCTAACAATAGAAGTGATACATCATTTGAACAAAGATACTTATTACGTTATCAGAGAAATCTTAACGTTCAAGACGGTATGTTAAAATCAGTTCGTAGACTAGTTGGAGATTGGGATAATTTAAGTCAAAATCAGAGAGCATTAGTAGTAACACGATTAGTTCAATGGTTCCGTAGAAAGGCAAGACTTGCGGAAATTCTACCAGCACTTCTAAAATTACAAAAACGTGGTAATTATATGGTTGACGACAAAAAAGATAATAAGAAAACTATGTGGGATAAACCAATCGTACAAATTGGCTCAGTTATCGCCGCCCACCAAGCAGGTAAAGCCATTGGCAAGAGATTGGGTCGAACAACGTATACTACTAAAAGAGACATCTCTCATAGGTTCGCTGATAGATATAAAAAAGACTGATTAATTAAATTTAATTAATTAAAGAGGGGACAAATTGTCCTCTTTTTTAGTTTTGCTTGAAGATAAATAACATACTGAGGAAGATAAATACAATTAGAAATTAATTATATTTGAGGAGATTTTATGGCTGATAAAGAACCAAGATTAGCACACTTAGAAGCGGAGAGTTTGGAAACTCACGTGGCTGTATGCTATGAGAGATACCATCACTTTAATAAGTCATTGCTAGATATTAATAATAAGATTGACAAGAATGAAAAAGAGATGGATAAAGGTTTTACTGAATTGAAGAAAATGATTATGTGGACAGCATCAACTTTATTTTCTACTATGTTGATTGCCTTATTTGCACAGATGTTTAAACTTATATAAGAGAACTAAAATGTTATTTGAAGAACTTTCCAAAGAAATATACGAGGCAAAATTGGTATATGCTAGAAAAGGAAGGTCAATCGTTCGTAAATATAGATGTAGTTCTGGCAGACTTAAGGGTAAGACAGTAACGACACCTGGTGCATGTTTTAAACCTGTTAATATGAAGAAACGTTTCACATTAGCAAGAACAAAAGCAAAAATGGGTGCAAGAATGAAACGTAAGGCTAAAATGACTCGTAGAATGAATCCAGCCAGTAAAAGATTAAAAACTCTAAATAGAAGATAACGGAGAATATAATGTCATTAAAGAATGAAATAGAAAAAACAATGTTTAAAGAAGGTATTGATGATAGAATACAGGATATTGCTACATTTGTGGACATTTCAGTCGAAGATGTTAATAAAAGACTAAAAACATTGACATTTTCTGATTATATTGATGTAATGACATCACTAAAAACCAAAGACAAAGATGCGATTGAGCGTATCATGGGCTTATCTGTTGAAGAAGGTGCAGAGATGCATATTTCTCCAGACATAGCAAGAGCAAAAACACTTCAACATACACTTCCAAGTTTAGACAGAGAAAAATACGAACCACGTGATGGTCTTGAAGGACCTATTATGACAAAATCAGGCAAAGTAGTATACTATGACCCGATAGAAGGCAGTTATTACGACCCAGATACAGACATTTATCTATCATATGAAGAATGGAAAGAATTAAGCGAAGCATATAGCACGGGTTCACAAGGTCCCGATGAAGAAGGCGGGGATGCATATGTAGATGTAGAAGTGGACGAGCCAGTAGGCGCAACTGCTCCTATGGATAATGCGGAAATGGACAAAATTAAAACAGCAAGAATTCAATCAATGCAACGTCTTGGAAGAGACAACTTAGGGGGAGCAACAGCGGCGCAGACAGCGGATGCAATGGACAAAGCAGAACAGGGTAAACCATTGACACCAATTCAGCGTAAGGCTATGGCATATCAAGCCGCTAACCTAGATTCTCTAGCAGGAAGTGAGATGACTAGAATACAGTTTAGAAATTTACTTAATAAACTAAGAAAAGCACAACAACAAGAGCAACAATGAAGTTAAAAGAAATATTAGGTGGGTTATACGTAATGATTACAGAGGAAGAAGAAGATTTGATTACCAAATACTTCTCCGAGGGAGATTATGTGAATGAATCGCAACTGTCAGGTAGAGAAATGAGACTGGCAGAGGGATTAACACACAAAGGTGTATTAGTTCCTACTATACGAGGATATAAAACTGTTTAACAACTAGGAGTCTCAAATGTCTGCACCAAGCAAAAAAGATATAGATTTAATGTCCAATCTGATGAAAGTCATGGAAGGCAAAAAACCAATTAAACTCACAGAAACAACTGAACAAGGTGGTTCATCTCCTGTAGATGTTACTCCTGGCGTAAAACGTTCAGATATTGACGCAATGTCAAAAATCATTAAAGGATTTGAAAAAGCAACATCAAATGTCGCGGCTAAAGTCAAAACGACAATTAGTGAATCCACTAAAACTGAAAAAGGAGTCAACGTAGGCGCATTTTCAGTGGAGAAGAATGATGAAGATAGATATAATATAATTGATAGACGGAGTAATAGTATATTGTTTGAAGATATACAATTATATGAATCAGTTTGTTGTATTGCCAAATATCTTAATGAAGATAAACCAATTAATTCTCCAGAAATTACTGATATAATTAGAATAAATGAATTATTTGAACGTCATTACATAGGAGCAATTCAACATAAACATTCATATCAAGTTGCCAAACGTGCAAATAATGATGGTAGAATGGATATTGCTCAAGCAAGATTTTCCCAATCAAAGAATGATGCTGGTAGAGCCAAGCAAAAAATTACAAGCCTCTACGAAGATATAATTCTTTAAAAAGTTATATTTGTGTATTAAAAAGATAAATACAAGTAATATACAGCATACTGGGATAATTAATATGAATTTACACACATCAAGTTTTTTTAATTCGACTGAAGTTAACATATCTTCACGAATGAACGAATATCTGAAGAAAAACTTTGGCTATGAAGTTGAAGGTGATTTCGATACATTACAAGAAGCAAAGACATCACTTGAGGCCGAGCAACTTGAGTTGAAAGATAGTTATATGAGTGCGAAATATATAGAAAATATGCTTATGATTGAGACAATCAGTTCATTAATAAAAGCACATGGCGAGACTTCAATAGTGAATGAAGAATCATCTGAGTTCTCTGCAAAGCAGATTAAAATGGCATTTGGTGTTTTAAATGATCCAAGATTCAAAGGCGGTGATTTTGATGGCGCAGTAGCAGTTATTGAAAAGATTGCAAAAGGATTATCAGACCATCCAAGTGTAGCAAACGCATTAAGAAGAGCCAACGAATCAATTGAAGAAGATGAAGATGATGGAATGCTTAGACGCCAAGATGGTGAATATGACAAAGATGAAATAAGAGCGATGCAATATCAACAGAATGTAGCAGACCCATTAAACAGAGAAATTGACGCATCTCAAAAGGCTCACACTATTGAAGTAGATTATGACCTTGAATTAGATAAACCCAAATCTAAGAATCCTTTGTTAAAGAAACACTATAAAGAGATGAGAAAATTTAATGTCTTTATTTCAATGCCTGAATGGCAAGAAGGTCCTAAGGACAGTGGTTTCGGTATTTGGACAGCCAAGGTTAGAGGTTCAAAAAAGAATCTTTTAGGTTGGTTAAAAGCATGGGAATTTGATTATGATAAAGAAGAACTTGCAGATATGGGTCTTGGAGAATCACGTGCAGATGAAGTTGCATTTTTGGCTCCATTAGCCGGAGTTGCCGGAACCGCGGCAAGAGTTGCTGGAAGCGGTCTCGGAAGAGCGGCAATGCGAGGAGCGGTAGGTGGAATGGTTGGTAAAGCCGTTATGGGTGTTGGAAAAAAGGCAGCCAGTATAGGCAGTGATAATGCAACAAAAAGCGTTAGATATGGAACAACAAGCACTTTACCGGCAAGTAGTAGCATTGAAAAATTTAATGACCTTAATGCATCTAAGAAACCAAAAAAGAATGCCAAAAAATTAAACGCAGTTAAAGAAAAACAAGAAAAGACAGATGATTTATTAAAAGGATTTGACCCTAAAACTGCAAGAGCATTAATGATGTTGAAAACAAAATATCCTCAAGCAGATAATGTTCTTTCGGCTCTATTAGCAGATGTTGAAAATAATGAAAAAGATAGTGATGTTGCCGATTTGACACAAGGTCATAATATTGAGAAATTAAAAAAAGCAGTTGATATCTTACAAAAAGAAATCAATCTTTTGAAAGGGGATAAAAAAAGAAAAAATGAAGCATACAATCCTGAAACAGGAAGAG